TATTATTAATTATAATAAATTTTAATTAATATATGGCTAGAAGAAGAAACAAAAAGCTATCAGAAGAAGATTTTCAAGAGATACAAGAATTTGTATACAGAAAAAATCAAGAAGAGGATAAATTCCTAACCTCAACCTCAGTAAATTACAAGTGTAGAAACGAAAACCAAGGTAAATTAAGAGACTCAATTCGAAACAACGAAATAACTATTGTCTCTGGATTACCAGGTACTGGAAAAACTTATATCGCTTGTGCTGAAGCCCTTAAATTGATAAAATCAAAACCAAGATATAAAAAAATATTGTTGGTTAAATCTATTACCCAACTAAGAGGAGAAGAACTAGGTTCTTTACCTGGTGATTTAAATGAAAAGTTTGACCCTTACTTGGGTTCTTTCATAGATAATTTCGAGAAGATTATTGGTGAATCACTAACTAAAAAACTAAGAGAACTAGGTTTAATTAATATTCAACCTTTAGCCTTTGTAAGGGGTAGAAGTATTGATAACACAATTATAATTGTTGATGAGGCTCAAAATATTACTTTAGATAATATGAGAACACTTATGACTCGTATCGGTGACAATTCAAAAATGGTTATTTTGGGTGATGTTAAACAAAAAGATTTAAGAAATAAGAAAGATAGTTCTTTAGAAGTTATCATAGACAAATTTAATAATGTAGATAATTTTGGTTGTGTGGAACTTAGAAACCCAAACGATGTGGTTAGAAACCCAATTATTAAAGTAATTGAAAGTGTCTTTGATGACTTAGACGAAACTGTAAAAACTAAAAAAGGATTAATAAAAGGATAATTATGAAAATAGGTGTATCAGTAGATGGTGTATTAAGAAACTTACTAAGTAAGATAGAAGAAACACACACTAAATATTTCCCACCCCAAGAAGGTGAAAGTGAAATAGAAGTTTTAGATTATGATTTAGAAAAATGGTTAACTTTTCCAGAAGAAGAGGTTAAACAAAAAGAAATTGAGTTTAATCCAGATTTTGTTGAGGTAGAAGTTAAAGAAAAAGTAGACATCAAACTAGAAACAAAAAAAGAGAAAGTAACTATACAAGAATTTTTATATGAAAGATGTACTGTAGAGATTTTTGGTTACGCTGAAGAGTCTGTTAGTTCAGCAGTCGAAACTTTAAATCAATTAGTTATTGATAACCCACAACATGAATTTATCATAATTAGTAGAGAAGGTGGGATGGCAATACCATCCACTTTTTTCTTTTTGGCTAAAACAAAATCTAGTTGTCCTAATATAAAGTTTGTGAAAGAATATTCAAAAGTATGGGATTATGTAGACGTTATGGTTACAGACCACCCAAAAATAATAGATACAAAACCTAATGGTAAGGTTAGTATTATAATCGACAAGGACTATAATAAAGATTTCAACCAAGATAAAATGAGGTTTAAAACTATTAAAGAAATTGACTCTGATGTCTTAAATAAGGTAGAGACTATTTTAAATGATGATTAAGGGTTTACAAATATTAAAAATTGTTTAAATATAAAAATATGGATAGATTATTTAATATAGCTGGTGAAGAATATTATTTGGATTTAGATAGAATATCTAATTTCTCAAAAATGGAACCTACTATAGATGAAATATTAGAAAGAAGAGAGATAGAAACCGTGTCTGGTAATACCAGAATGGAGTATATTCAACATTTTCCCGATAATAATGGTGGTCAAATGATTGATGTTGTTAAGTGGGAAACAGTTAGAGCTTTACTAGAATCTTTATTACAAGAAAATGGTGTTATAGATGAATCTATGGGTTTTAGAAAATTGGAAGGTCAATTATCAGTACCTTTTAGAATCGCCTTTAATACATTACTAAAAAATAAATTAATAAGAAAAAATGGATAATTTAAACACACAAGAAATTGTAGAAACATTAAAAACAAATCTAAAAAGACTTGAGGAGAAAGACTTCTCAATTTACTTTTTTGTGATTGACACAAACGGTGCTCCAACTGGAGCTGTTGCTAACATTTACGAACATGTAAAATTATTAACAGAGTTAGGTTATAATGCTCATATTTTACATGAGAAAAATGAATACGCAACTAAACAAGTTGATTATATCAAATCTTGGTTAGGTGAAGAATATTCATCTTTATCACATGTATCGATAGAAGACAAGACTGTTAAAATAAACATGACTGATATTATTATGGTACCAGAGTTATTCGCAAATGTAATGGAACAAACAGTAAATCTACCTGGTAAAAGAGTTGTTTTCTGTCAGTCTTATGATTATATCACAGAAACATTACAACCAGGTAAAACTTGGTTAGACTACGGAATTACTGATTGTATTACAACTACCGAAAAACAAAAAGAGTATATCGATAACCTTTTCAATGAAAGAGTTAATACTAGAGTAGTACCAGTAGCCGTAGATAGTAGATTCACTAAAAATACCGAGCCTAAGAAACCTATTGTGGCTATAATGACTAGAGACCAAAGAGATACTGTAAAGATATTCAAGAATTTCTACATCAAGTACCCACATTTAAAATGGATTACTTTCAGAGATATGCGTGGAATGAGTAAAGATGTTTTTGCGGAAGCATTAAAAGAATCTTGTGTAGCTGTATGGGTAGACGATATCGCTGGATTTGGAACTTTCCCTATCGAGTCTATGGCTTGTGGAACACCCGTAATCGGTAAACTACCAAACTTAGCAAATGGTTGGGTAACAGAAAAGAATGGTATCTGGGTAGATAATACGGTGATTATACCAGATTTACTATCACAATATCTTCAGTCTTGGTTAGAAGACTCAGTACCATCAGATATCTTCTCAGAAATGGATGAAACAGTAGGTAATTTCACTACAAACATCATGAGAGATTCTGTTGAGTCTGTATATACTGAATTATTCGAAAATAGAGAAAAAGAAATAAAAGAAACTTTAGCCAAATATGAGGTTGATAATGTAACCACTGTTGATGGTGGAGAAACAAAAAACAAATAAAAAATGGAAACTAATTTAACGGTAATATTACCAATACTAACACTAGATGAAAAAGAAAAAGATTTATTCGCTAACGCTGTAAAAAGTATTGAGGACCAAAAAGTAAGTGTAGATAGACTATTGATAGTTGTTCCTAAAAATAGTGAAGCTAAGAAAACTTTAGATTCTTATGACTTTACAGAAGAGATTAAGAATATAACAACAGTTGTTGAAAACGATGGTGAGACTGATTTCTGTAGTCAAGTTAACCTAGGAGTAGAAAATTGTGAAACAGAATGGTTTTCTATTTTAGAATTAGATGATATATACTCAGCTATATGGTTCGATAATTTTGTAGAATATAGAGAACATTATAAAGAAGTTGATTTGTTCTTACCAATCGTATTAGATGTTAATGATGAAAATAAATTCTTACACTTTAGTAACGAACCAGTTTGGGCTAGAGACTTTAGTGAAAAAATGGGATATATCGACTATGATTCATTATTAAACTTCCCTAACTTCCAATTATGTGGTTCAGTTGTTAGAACAGAATCATTTAAATCTGTTGGTGGTCTAAAATCGACTGTTAAGATGTTTTTCAACTATGAATTCTTATTAAGAATGTCTTACTATGATATGACTATGATGACCATACCAAAAATAGGTTATAAAAAATATAACATGAGGGAGAATTCTTTATTTTGGAAATATAAAAACGATAAAGAATATTTCATGGACCCATTAGAGTCTAAATTTTGGTACAACGCCTCAAAGAAAGAATGTTATTTTAAAAACGATAGAGGAATAAAATACGAGGAAGAAAATGTAGAATAGGAGATGTCTGAAAAGAAAACTAGGGGTAGAAAACCCAAAACAAAGCCTTATTTTGGTCAAGAACAAGAAGAGGCGGTAAGAGAATTTCTATCCCTAGGTGGTTTAGTGGAGGATGAGAATACACAAGACGGTTATCGGTGGACTGGTTCTACCGAAGATGTCATCAAAAGAGAGAGGATTTATAGAAAACATCTTAAAGACCCTCTTAATAAAATGGTAGAGAGTATTATTAGAAAATACAAACTATACCCAAAATCATTATCCTATGAAGATGCTCATTCAGACGCTTTATCTTTCTTAATGATTAAATTCCACAAATTTAAACCAGACAAAAACAAAAAATCTTATTCTTATTATGGTACTGTGTGTAAACATTATCTTTTAGGTAAACTAATTAAAGAAGATAAAAAAATGAAATCCATATTACCATACGAAGATTATTCAACCACCATTGAAAACGATGAGGAAAAAAGTTATACGATAGATGATGATAACTTAGACTTAACAATTTTTATAAAGAAAATATCTGATACAATAAAAGAAGAAATGGAGTCTAAAATATTGACTGAGAATGAGTTTAAAGTGGGTTCCTCTTTAGTTAGAATATTGGATGAGTGGGATAATATATTTAGTGATGAATCTGGTAAAAACAAAAAATATAACAAAAACCTAATTCTTTTGTATATGAGAAATATGACATCTTTAACAACAAAAGACATTAGAAACGCTATGAAAAGGTATAAAGTGATATACCAAGTCCTAAAAAACGACCTATAAAACCCAGATTTATAATATTTATTAAATAAAAAACATAATGGGTAGACCGAAGAAAAAAGAGGTTAAATTAAGTACTGATAGTTTTCTATCAATAGCACAAGAAGCTTATAATGAATTAGTTGAACAACGTACAACAGCGATTAGACAAATCAACGAGAATAAGAAGAAAGTCGAAATCGATGATGTTCATGATTTAGTTAATATAAATAAAGCTAATACAGATTTATTAAAACTAGTAGATGTTACCATAGATAAAAAATTATCTTTAGTTAAGTTAATAAGTCAATTAGTCTTTAAAGGTGAAGGTGCTGGAGATAATAAAGCTAATGAACAACTATCACCCGAAGATATGGAGCTTTTAAAGTCCATGTTTGAAGATAAAGGTCCCCAAGAGTAAAAAAACTTATTATGGGTTTCATTGATGATAAAAACGAACTGTTTGGTGAAATAGCTTCTTCAAAAGCTGTGAAAGACATATTCCCAAAACTGAATAAGTCTTTTGATACATTTGGTTCGGTGAAATCTAAATCTGGTAATATAATACCCCTCTTATTAGATTTATTAAAAGAAATTTCTGGTAAAGAATTAGAGAAACATTTTAATGAATTATTAAAGAAGTCTGATAAGATAGAAAACAAAATCAAGGGTACTATAGTAAAACAAATATTAAAGAAGTCTAACAACAACAACTTTCAATTATCACAGATTCAAAACCCAGTACTAAAAACTAATGTTAAAAACATAGATATAGATGGTACTTTAAAAATAGACCCAGATACTGATTTAGGTAAATTTTATTACGGTAAGGCCGCTACTACAATACCTTCATTACCTGGTGAACCAGCTGTCAATGTTTCTACTGAACCTGGAGGTGATTTTACTAAATTTTTATTTGATGTCAAAAGAGAAGGTTCGGGTAATTGGAAAAATATCTTAAGAGTTAATTGGGAAAATAATGATGACCTTAAGGTTGATATAGACCCTCAATATTTGGCCAATAAAAGTTTAGAAAACTTTTTAAATGATTTTTTAAATAGTGTAAAAGTTTTAGATTTAAGTTTATTATTTAGTACCATATTAGATGTTTTATTTGGTGCGGTATCATCTTTAACTGATGCTGGTTCTGAGTGGTTAGAAGACAAGATTAGGTTAAAAAAATTAGTAGATAAAATAATAGAAAAAGAATCTTTATCGGACAACAAAACACCAATCATTTACAACGATGACTTTTTCCAATTCAATAAAAAAGAAAAAGAAGAAATAAGATTAACTACTAAGAATATTTCTAATGGTGATAATTTAGTAGATTTAGGTTGTGGTACTTCTGCTAACAATATAGATATATCTGACTTTGATGGTGCCTTTAAATTATTAAACGAGAGTAAACCGTCACTAATAAAAGAAGGTTTAACCAAATCCACTAATGAGATTATTAAAAAATCCACTGCGGGTGCTAGTGAGGAAAATAAAAAAACAATAGAACTAAATATAATATCTGAGATATTTGAAAATTTAACAGCTATTATAACTAGTCAAACAATAAAACCTTTTAATTTAATTTTACAACAAATAGGTGAGTCAATATTAAATACGGCTGGAATAGACCCTAGTAGTAATGTTGCAGCACCTGGTGTTAGTATAGACAACAATAGTATTGAGAAAAGTGCTGTAGAAGATTACGCACAAAAATTTAATAATCTAAATGTTTGTATAGTGAAAGACATCTACTCAATCATTGTAGAATTTCTTTTTGACATAGTTAAAGCTGAAGTTATAAAACTAATAAAAGTAAAAATAGCTTTGATACAAGCAGACCAATTAAAAAATTATAAACAACATGTAGATAGAGCGAGGGAGTTATTAAAAACAGTAACAAACCTACTCTCATTTATTAATAATTTAAAATAAAAAAAAATAAAATGGCAATACAAGTAAAAACAAACACCAAGTCTGGTTCTAATGAAGGTATAGATTTCACTAAAGCTAGGGCAGTCATAAGAGCTTTATTAAATCTATTTAAAGTACCTTCTATACCAGCACCTCCAGTTTCTAAAACAATAGCTTTAAGTGCTGTTCTAAGACCTGGATTATCGGCTTCTAAAATAGCTAGTGAAATAATAAAGAGACAAAGTGATGCTGGTGCTATCACAGGACCCAACGATGATGGTACTGAAAATATATCAGAAAAGATGGAAAGAATTAGAGTGGAAGAAATAGTAAACGCTATTATAGCTGACGCTAGAATAACCATAATAAACCTACCAGGACAAACAATATCAGCAAGTGGTGTGACACCACCAGGTGGGGGTCCAGTACAAGTTGTGGGTACTTCTTTAACCACTAGTAATGGTTATGGTGTAATGTCTTAGGGTTATGGATAGTAAATTAAAAATTGAAAGTTTGAGTAACTCTGAATTAGAGTTATTAAAGAAACAGAAAAGTGATGAATTCTTATCAGTCAAATATAAAATAGTTAAAATATATGATTATTGGCGTTCAGTAGAAAAAGATTATTTAGATATAAACGAAGAAATAAATAAAAGGAATAATAAAAAATTATAATGTCATATAACGAAGGTAAAATATTAAACGTTCATCAGTCAATGAATATGATGATGAATGTTATGAAAAAAACTAAAACCGTATATTATGGTAAAGTTGTTTCAATAGAAGACCCTCTAAATGAAGGTAGAATAAAAATTAGTATTCCAGAGTTTGATAAAACAAGTGAGGTTTTCTGTAAAGATATTCAACCAATAAGTACCCAAGGAAATGAAGTTAAACTTAAAAGAGTTCCTCAAGGTAATATTGGTGGTATTGGTCCAGATAGTACATCGGTAATTCCTATAAGTAATCCAACACAGGTTGATAACGCAACCACTAAAACAAAAACTAAAAATACAGAAATAACTGACAACCCATGTACGGAGGTACCTTGGGCAGTATCTTTATTACCTAAACAATTTCAAATAATGCCTAAAGAAGGTGAAATGTGTATGGTTCTTATTTTTGACATTAATCAACCACAACTAAATAGAGCTTGGATTGGTCCTTTAATGTCTGATAAATCTAAAATAAATTATGAAGATTCTGATTCTGGTGGTGACTTATTAAATACTAACGTAATACCAAAAAGTTCTAGAGATAAAACTAAAAATAGGGTAGAGAGTGGTGAAGATTTAAGTAAAAAAGGTGGTTTCACTGGTGGGTTTCCAGAAAAATTAGATATTGCGGTAATGTCTAGGAACAATGCCGATATAGTTATGCCTACGTTTAGTGATAGTGGTGATAATCTAACAAAAAACGGTGAGGTATTAATTAGAGCTGGTAAATTTAAATTTGTTAACAGTACTAAAAATGGTAGAAACTTATCATTAAATAATATAAACCCAGGTTATTTGAGATTAAAGGTGACTGGTGGTGATACAACACACACAACACTATTTTCAGACTATATAGATTTAGTTTCATATAAAAACAGTGATGGTAGTTCTGGTGTACCTAGAGTCACAAATTTAAAACCAATAGCAGAAACAGATGAAGACATTATAAATTTTCATAACGCATTATCACCATTAGTTAGAGGTGATTTGTTGGTTACTTTTTTGGAATTACTTAGAGATTATGTTAAAAATCATAACCACCCATATCATAAAAAAGCTGCTACTGACGCAAACTCAAAGGAAGAAATAGAAAAGTTTGACTTAAAATCTATAATCTCCCCACACATTAGAATTAATTAAGATATTTATAGTAAAAGACTAAATGAGTGTTTATAGAACATATTTTGATAAAGATACTGTAATAGTTAGAAATTCTTGTGCT